AGTTCAATTTCAATTTTACGTTCGTGTGCAAAAGCCCAAATTAAAGAACACATGATAATACAGTTACCAAGCGACGTATTAAGATCACCTGACGACCGGGTACCATGCATTTCAAACTTGACACTACCATCTGCAGCATATGCGACGCCCCTATTCAGCAATTGCCACCGCAAAAGCTGCTTAAGAGTATGAGAACCAGGAAACATACCCTTATAGAACGAATGTTCGTACTGCAAAGCAGTACGACTGACGTGCATGTCGAATTTAGACGCATCGAGGCCGATGGCGACTGGCTCATCAAATCGCAACCATTTCTGGTGCAATATGTGAGCAGATACGTCTGCGTTGAAACCTTTAATAACTGTTGCGTTAGTACAACCACCAAAAGCTTTATTGATCGCGGTAAAGAAGTGATGTTCAGCGTGTTTAAGAAATCGACCTAACTCAAGGTTATACCTTGGACTCCTAGGATTAATGTTTCTACCTGCTTTACTCACATCCTGTTTTCCAAACTTCGTAAATGCCGTAAGGTACGAATCCTTAACATTAAGCGACTCACGAGACAAACTCTCAGCCGCAGCGGAATACACACGCCTTTTTGGCCCATTATAGCAATCAACAACCTGTTGACGAGTAAGACGGGGCAAACGTGGCATGGTTTTCAACACTGCAGCACGAAAATCTTTCAAGTGGTGCGTAGCATACGATTTTGGTTCGACTGTTAGCGCCGGCCGAAATGAACTGCCCTCCTTACACAAGAAGTACCGTTCAATCAAGGCTTTATACATAACATCGACGTTGTTGTTACAAACTCCCAGATTGTGATCTGGGCCAAATCCCTCGGTCACAACGAACCGACGGGGTTTGTAAGACAGCCCGTTCCTGCGTATGCACAACCGACCTAAACATTCCCGTTTAACCTGAGATACCAACTCAGGGTCCACAGTACTGTTAGATCCATACACGGTAACCGGGCCCCCCTAGCAGACGCGACTAGTCTGTCGAGTTTCCTCAACAGCCCAGCGCAACCACCTAGGGAGCCGGTGTCGGGTCAATGCAACATCATCTAGAACGTTTTCACCAAAGAGTGCATTGAGGGTAATTTGCTGATGAGCGACGATATCAACATCGCGAACATGGTACTTACGACTCAGTCGTAGGTACTCACGCTCAGCTAACAAAAAGTTAGCCTCATTATGATCCATTCTACCAAATTTGGATCGCAGAGCCATTGCCATGTTGGCAGCGTGGCGTGGGACAACACATGTTCGTTCCTTACAACCAGCTGGATAGCACGCTCGTGGTAGGGGGTAGGTGTTAGTAGCGTGGCAAGCATCTAACTCCAAAACGGTATCTCTCCAGACACTGAAAGCAGCGATCTGGGATTCATTCTCGTGATATTGAGAAATGAACTCTGCCCAGTCACCAACCGTTTTTCGCATCTCCTCTACCTTTTCGTCAACATGCGAATTGACGAGATCATAACCAGTTTCCTGACGGATACTAATAATAGCAGCAGTCACACTAGTTTGATCGAAACCGGCACCTTGGTGTGTTAAAAACCATTGCCGCACCTCCTCGCGTCGAAATTCA